TTACAGAAGGTATATATACATTATAATATTCTTGTTGTGGTTGTTTTACAACTACTTTATAAGAATACCAGCCGTAAGGATTTGTATCTTTATTATAAACATCACCTATAGTTGCTCCAAAGTCCATATTTAAAGCCGTGCCGTTCCATCTATTTCCATTGTTAAATCCTTCGCCCCCGTCTTGATTATCACCATCTGCATTTGTATCTGTCATTGGTGTTACAGGTACCGCACCTACAGCATTACCATCTGCGTCTGTATATGCAGTCGTTTGTTTTGGCGAAACATATGTTGTATTTGCTGTTGGTAAAAACACCGTTGATTGTCTACCATATCTATCCGATAAAACTAAACCAACAGAATATTCTCTTGCTTGTTTAACAGAATGTAATAAATATTGTGAGTTATATTCACCTTGCTCTCTACTTGTTACGCTTATGTTGTCTTTTTTGTCTATAAGATTATCAATAGGTCTATTTAATTTAAAATTACCATATATTAATCTATTTCCTGAAACCTCTTGTGTATGTGCTTTTATAGGAACAATATCTGCAACCCTTGTAATATCTTGTTCAGGTAAAGTTTTTATAGGTTTTGTAGAATTATAAATAAATTCAACTCCGTATCTCAATTTAGCTGTTGTTGCGGTCCCAGCTTCAACTCTATATTTTATTATATTATTTAAACCTGTTTGTCCTGATGGTATTTTTATTGTATCTACAATTTTAATAGCAGGACTATCAGACTCAGCATAAACTATTTCAATTCTTTTTACACGTAATGGATTTGTATAATTACTTATGCTTTTAAAAAAATATAATTTTTCACCATGAACTATACCTAAGTTATCTGGTATAGCTTCGTTAAATTTTATAGTAGTAGTATTACCTAAATCCGCTGCTTCAGTTATTGAATGAACAGTATATTGATCACCACGTGCGGTTAACATAGTAGTTGTGTTGTCTATAACACCCGCGGCACTTGCCCCAGCTGGAGCGGCTATACTATGAATACTTTGATTAGATTGTGCTGCACCAACCATATGTGCATCAACAGTTATTGCTGAATCCTTAACTCCAGCGTCTGCGGAAGCTACATTTACTTTGTTTTCATCTGATGGTAAATCTATAAATAAATGTACACGATTAACCATGTTTTGCATAACATCCATAACTGTAGCTTTTTGTGTTGCCATTGCTTCAGCTTGTGTTATTAATCCAGCTTGGCCAGATTTAAAGCTACCATGATTAATATTTTTATTCTTTCCAGGTAAAAAACATGTTTGTGTAAAAGGTGATATTAAAGAAACTTCATTATTATCATATACATATCTATAACCAAACTTTACAAATTTATCTCTTAAATGTAAACTAGGTATTGTACTTGATGGCACTTTAGTCAGTTTTACTTTAGGTGCAGTGAAAGGTGAAAACTGCGCTACACTTATTCTATCTTCAAAAAAATCATCGTCTGTATAAAAAGATGCATCTTTGTCTATATTTATTCTTCTTGGCTGATTGTAATTATCAGTCCAAAATAATAAATTACCTAATAAATTAACATGATGTATATGATGATTTCTTGAAAAACTTAATTTTTTATTATCTAATATTGCAGTTGGAGAAGTGTTTTGTATCGTATTAAAATGATACAGTCTGCAAGTATGAGCAAATGTTAATGCTACTCCGTCTAATACGGTTTGTCCAGATTGTGCTTTGTTTAAAAGAATGTTAGCTTTATTGCCAGAAATTTCAGTTATTTTTTCAACATAACTATTTGATGCTATTCCAGTTCCAGTAACCAACATACCAACCTGTATATCATGTGTAGAAAAATTAGATATTTCAACTGTTCTATGTCCAGTTGTATCGTCATCATGTTCAACATCACTGGCTGCTACTACAACATCAACTGCTGTTTTATGATCTAAAATATTATCTGTAACTGAACCACTAAAAGATGTTACAAACCAAAATACATCGCCTGTTTGTGAATTAGCATAATAACCTATAGTGTCCCATAATTTAAAATTTTCAACACCAACAGCAGGAAGATTTGAAGGTAAATTTAAAGTACCGCTCGAATAAGCATATACATTTCCCTTAACGTTTTGTACAGCTCCAACATCTGATCCTTCAGATTTTGATACAGTTATATTTTCTGCATTTCTGTACTGGCCATTAGGTAATAATCTATCATCAAGGTCTTTATTCATTTTACCTTGAATAAAAGTATTTTTAGTTTCTGGCATTACTTAATTATTTTTGATTTACCTCTCATTACTTGTGTAAGCTCACCTAACTTTAAATTAGATAATCTTATCTTAGCATTTCGCATTGCAGCTCTTCTTTCTTTTCTAAATCTATTTATAATAAACTCAGGATAATTACTTCGAGCACTTGCTATTCCATAAGTTATATATTTATACATTGCATCTTCTGCTAATTTATGTATTTTCATTTCATCATCCGTGCCTAAGCCGTCAGATATATATTTTAAAGTAATAACTTTATCAACTAATTCGCTACTAAATCCTATTTTTCCATTTGCTTCATCAACAACAAATACACCATTTTTAGTAGCAAGCTCAGGATCTAATCCATATCTTTTACCAAACTCAGCTATTCTTTCTGCTGAATACGAACCGCTATAATTTATTTGATCATCTTGATAAGCACCTGTAATATTACCGTGTTCAAGTTTTCTAAAGTTTGAATCTACAACAGGAGTACCTGTTAATAATGTATTATCATCATCATAAAGATAATTGTAATCGTCATCTTGTAATATTGATTGAGAAGGTTTAGATGTATATCTTGCTGGGAAAAGTATTTTTTCTACACCTGAACTATCAACACAAGATAATCTAACATAATGTACGTAATCTTGTGGCATTGGTATTGATAAACTAGTACCAACTTGAATTTCTTGTATTTTTTCTACTCTGGAAATATCGTAGCTAAATTCTTGTATACCTCTTTTTGCATGAAATAATACATCGGTTCTTTTACATGTTGGTATTAATTTACCATCGCCGACATATGCCATCATATAATTATTTATAATATCTTTTAAAGATACATATCTATAGTTGCCGTGTTTTCTTTTTATTAATACAACATCAATTTCATCACCAGCTGTTCTTCCTGAAGCAAAAGTAACATTTGGACTACTATAAGTATATAAGTTGTCATCAACTTCTGATCCATTAATACGAATAATAAAATCTGCCTCAGCTGTTGGTAACGGATCAAATGTTAATTGAAATACCGTTTGGTTAGCTGTGGCTGTAAACTGCTGACTATTGTTATAGTACTGATAGTGTGTTTGTGTTATTAAGCCCATTTATTTTAACTTTGTAATTGTATTTGTTTTGTTTCTTCACCAGCTGCATTAGTTACTATTGCAGGATCTTCAATAACCATACCTACATATTTTAATATACCTAATATTAATTGAACTTGATCTGATGGATGTAATGTAAAATCTACATATCCAGTTGTTGGTATTACTGATGCCCCTGTACTTTCTGTAAACGTCAATGCACCTGTTGTTGAATTTTTTGTATGTCCCCAAACTGGTTCAGCTGGAACTTTTATATATTGAATAAGTAAATTACCCAATGTCCAACTACCATCTGACAACGCTGGTTCAACAATAATATCTGTTGCTCTCTGATAATATACAGGATAAGATGTTGTTGGTTTTGTTAAAGGCGAAGATAATAAATATGGTAAGTCTTTTTTATCAACTTTTTCAAGTTCTATAGTTTTATTAGTAATACTAATATCTATTGTTTTATACAAATCGGTAGGCAAAGTGCCAATTCCATTTGTTAGTGTAATATCTGCCTGTTTAAAAAAAGGATCTATTTTTTCTTCAATTTTTTCTGGTATATTACCATAGTCGTTTACGGCAAATCCTTTACCTGCTTTAAATACAGCTTTATTGTAATCGTGAAAGTGCTGGTCTAGTATATCAAGCTGAACTTGTGTTCCTACTCTTTGAAATTCATCTGGTGTTATAAAACCTCTTGACTCCTTGTTTAATATTGATAATACTGTTTTGTATACTTTATCAACTGATATTGCCATAATATTTTTTTATATAATGATTAAGCCGCCTTATAGCGGCTCAACCACTATAAGTAAACTATTTTAGTTTCTTTTCTATTGTTTGGTAGACTTCAATACCTTCGTCAGTCTTAAACCATGCAGCTAATGCTGAATATGGATTTTCATCAAACGGTACTGTTATAAGTTTTCTACCAGTAGATGACCAATTAAATGTTCTTTGATCATTTGAAAGAGTAATAATATTATTTTCTACGGCTCTAATACCCATATTTCTAATATTAATATTTTCATCATTTACTAATTCTAAGAACAATACAGGATCATTCTTTGCAAATAGTAATAAATCTCTTTTAAGCTCCTTAGAAGTCATCTGAGTTACTTCATTTCCAATTTCAGACCTCAAAATTGCTTCAGCATGATCAACATCAATTGTTTTAGCTGTATTCATTGCTTCTAATTCTAATTCTAAAATACCCAAATCATCTTCAGCAATTTGGACAGGATTAAATTCTTGAAATTTTATACCGTTTAAAGGGTGCACATCTAAGAATTTTTGAAGTGTTTGTTTTTCTTTTGGAACAAATAATTTTCCATCTTTAAATGAAATATGTTCTAATCTTTGAACACCTTTCATTTCGTCTGCAAATATTGTTTTTTGATTTGGACAATATTTAATTTCTCTTTCATATCCCTTTTCAGGGTCAAACCATAATATACCTTTGCTTTTTATCATAAAAACAATTGGTGTTTCATGTATGGTTAATTCGTATAATTTATCTTTATATTGTGGCACTACTTTTTTAGGTTTAGCCACAGCTTTTGCTTTTGTTTTTTCCATGATATAATATAATAAAAGTTAATATAAAGGCATTGGGTGCCGAAGCACCCGTTACCTTTAATAAATATTAAGAATCAAATCTGATAAAGTTGTTAGCAGCTTGAACTACTAAACATCTTTCTGATAGATAGTGTACTTCCATCTTATCAACACCAGAACTAGATGCTCCACCTAGTGATCCAGTGATCCAAGTTTTAAGTCTTCTATCATCAGCTTCAGACGCTCTATATCTAACGTGTAAGAAAGGTCTCTTAATGTTTTTACCTAAATTTTGGTCATAAACAGAAGATGTACCTGCTGGTACTAATACCCCTTCTAATCCACCAACTAATCCTCTAGTTGACTTGTCATTTAAGTATTTCCAGTCAGTTTTATAGAAGTCATAAGAACCTCTTCTGAAACCAGAGAAACCTAAATTAAGCGCCATATCCTCAGAGTTGTTGAATACACCAAAAGATGTACCACCGTCAAAGTTAGCGTTAACAGCCCCTAACATATCATCAATACCTAAGTTAGCACCTCTATCTAAGAATAACATGTTTTCTTCAATAGCACCTTGCTCATCTAGGTTATTTAATAATGTGTCGAAACTTGCTAATACAGGGTCAGCAGCGTCATCAAAGAAACCAGTAGCTACCATACCTCTAGATCCAATTGCTGAGAATAATCCCTCAGTACCAACAGGAACAGCTGCATCAGCACTAGCTGCAGATTTTTCTGCTTCTACCATTACCATTTCTAAGTAGTCCTCATATCTCTTAGAAGTATCTCCTTGAGATTTTAAGTACCATAAATATCCACCTTGTCCAGATTCTCCACTTACTTCAATCCATCCAATTTGTCCAGCATCAGAACCATTGATTTCAAAATGATCTTTGATGATGATTGGTGAATTACTTAAAGATAAGAATTTAGGCTCGATAGACTCGTCCATAGGGTTAGCCCCTTTTCCAAATTCAGAACCATACACGAATAACTTGATAGTTTGATTTGAATCATCAGTAATACCAGAGATGTCACCAGGTGTAGCTGCGTTATAAGGTACGATTTGAGGAGTTGCTCCTGCAGATTTTACATATCCTTTAAACACTACATTCTGAATTGAACATACTACTGTGTTACCTACTCTTAAGCCGTGAGCTACGTTTGATCCACTAACGTCATCAATATTTTTAATATTTGATAAGTTACCAGAACCTGTAGCACATGTCGCTTGGTATGCAATGTGCAATCTACCTTGCTCAGACCAAATAACTTGATCAGAAGCCATAGGCATCTCAGCACCTAACATTTGAATGAATCCAGAAATTGATCTGTCTCCATACTTTTCTACCTCCGCATTATAAAGCTCAGGAAGGTATTGTTGAGCCCAACCGTTGTTTCTTATATCTAAATAAGAAGCTTGAGTTGTCATTTTTTGTACGCTAGGAGTGACTAATCCGCCAGTCCCAACTGCAAAACTTGTTGCTGCCATTTTTTAATTAATTTTAAGGTTTTAATAATTTTTAAGTTTAAATTTTAGCTTAGTATCATTATCACCTGAAATAGCTCTTACTTTCATTCCCCCGGTTTCAACAAATCCGTCCGCAGTTTTTCTAGGATTCATATTAATGTTCTTAGCGTCTGCTGACATCTGCTTTATAGCATCTGCTTTACCTTGTTCATAAAAATGATTTGCTATTGAATCAGGATTTGAAGCAGCAAATAAAGCTTTATGAAAATCTCCAGAGTTGGTAAGGAGCGAATCCTTGTTAACAAATTTATCAAAAACATTTGATATATTCTGGTCTTTCACTTTATTTACATCTTTAACATTAAACCTATATTTTTTGTCTCCAACATTAAAATTAAAACCTTTAAATTTATCGTTGAAAACTTTTTTAGTTTCCTGTTGAAAATGATTTGTTTGCTTCACTAATAATTCTTCAGCTGATTTTTGCTCATCGTTATAGCGGTTGAAAAAATCTATAGCTTTTTGTTGTTCCGGCAACAACTTAGAACCCAACTTGACTTCCTTGTAATATTTGTCCTTCAATCCAGTCAAAAAGCTTTTGGCATTTGCAACCTCCTCTCTACGAGCAAGTTTTTTTCTTCTCACTTCTTTTTCATTGTCATATTCTTCATCTATTGAAAATTTATCTTCCATTAGAAATTGAATATCTTCATAATTAAGATGTGGTCTAGTTTGTTTATAATATTCAGTTAATAATGTATTATCATCTACATTATTATAATCTGCGTTTAATCTAACGTAGTCTTCTAAACTACCGCCAGTTTCGTCCATAAATTTTACAAGATCTTGTATATTATCTGGTAAACTTACTTCCGGCTTGGCTTGTTCTTCAACCTGTTCAACTTGTTTCTCTTCTTGTTCTGCAACCACTGCAGTCTCGTCATCTGTACTTTCCTCTTCATCTGTAATTTCTTCTAATACTACTTCTTCTTCTTCGCGTACTTCTTGCAATCCCACTTCGGTTTCTTGCCCAGCTTCTTCATTCTCGCTGCTTCCGCTAGACACGCTATCTTCTGTTTCTTGTTCTTGAACGGCATCTTGTTCTTCGTTAATTTTTGTTAAATCTACTTTGTACGTGCCAGACTCATCTAACACAACGCCAGCTCTTTCAGCTACCGCTTTTTCTTTTTCGGCTATAGTCTTTTCTTCAGACTCTACAACCTTTGCTTTAATCTTTGCCATAATATAATATAATAATTGTTAAAAAAATTTTATCTTGGTTCAAACTGTTCTAAACCAAATCCACCAAGATTATCAAATCCAGCGGATTCAAAGTTTTTAGGTGGCTTACCAGATTTTCTCTGATCTATTAATTCACTTTGTTGTGATGCTTGTATTTTAGTTCGTTTATCTTTACGATCTTCTTTATACTTCTCTTTATTATTAATCACTTGGTTCTCCTGCTCTTTAAGCTTCATGTTTAATTCAAACTCAAATTGCATTAGTTCTTTTTTAATTTGTGCTTCTCTTTCAAGTTTTTTCATGTCAAACTCAGTTTGTGCTTGAGCTATTTGAACTTTAGTTTGTGCTAAACCTTGCTGCTTTTGCATATCTGCTGCGGCAGCTGCTTGCGCTGATTGTGCGTTTGATTGAGACTGTGCTTGAATGTTTTCCATTTGTATTTGCCTGTCTTTTTCAAACTTTTGTTTTCTTCTAAGTTTTAATAATTGATTAGCTAATTTAAGATTTTTAATTTCTCTTACATCAATTGCGTCTTCTAGTTCTATTTGTTTTTGTGAAAGAGCCATTTGAATATTGTTTTCAAGAAGTTGCTTTTGATCTTCATCAGGAGCTAATTCTAAGAATATTCCAAAATCATGCATACTTAAAGAATGTAATTCTTGTAAAGTGCCTAAATTAAATTTACCCAAAGTTTCAAACAATGCGTTGGAGGTGTTTGAGTATTCTAACACATCGGATATTCTTAAAGAAATACATTCCGCTGTTTTTAAAGTCACATATAATCCACCCTGTAAAATATGTCTTGTAGCTGTATTACTATTAGCCGCTGCTAATTTTTGTAACCCAACTAAAGCATTAGAATCTGGTTTGCTGCCATCTCTTGCTTCATTTAATCCGGTAACGTCTCTTAACATTTGTAAATAATAATTATAAGACTGAATCAAACTTGCAATTTTTTGACCTCCACCACCAGATCTAAGTTCTTGTATTGGTGTACGACCTTGATTAAAATCACCATCTTGTGTCATTGATCTACCAATAACACTACCAGTTTGGAAATACATATTAAGTGCTTCTTGCGGATTATAGTTTGTTCCATTACCTAAATCCACTTCAGCAATGCCGTCCGCATCTAAGAACACGCCGTCTGGTACCATTCTTGAAAGAACTTGCTGTAGTTTTAAATGCGTTATTTGAATCATATCTGCGAATGTAGTCATTCGTCCAACTAAAGATTCTGGCTTACCTTTATATAATCTTGGAGCAACTATCTGATAACTCATTTTTACTTTTGTAATATCAGAACCGGAACGAGTCATGTTTTCTGCTCTACTCCATTTTAATAATTTATCTTGACTAACAATTTTTGCACCACAATATAATACCTCAATTGATCTATCAACTCTTTCAAATCTTTGTTCACCGTCTAAAGGTGGATTAAATTCGTCAGTCTTAACTATTGCTTTATCAGCACCTGTTGCTGTTTGTTTTATTTTATATACTTGGTTTTCGTAAGTTTTATATTCAAAATATAATACATGCACATAACTTCTGTCTGCTTCATCACTCGATGTATAAGATTTACCATATATTTGGTTAGCACCTTTGCCCTGTATTTCTTCAATTTCAGCATTTGTTAAATATGGAAATTGTTTTTTAAGTTCATTTACATGCACTCTTTTTACTTCACCTACATAATATATATCATCAAAATATGGCGATTCAGTATATGAATAAACTAAATCAGCAGGGTCAACATATTCTAATGTAATACCTTCAGCTGTGTTAAATCCGTTTTTAATACAACCTATACCTAAAACAGTTATATCGTAATCTAATCTTTTCTTTAATAAATGATAATCATTTAAATCAAATATATTATTTATGGCTTGTTCTTCAGCTATTTCTATAGCTTGCTTATAATTAAGCTGCATGTGTAATTGTAACTCATCTTCATTTTGAGGAAGTTCCTCTACATCACTAACCCTTGTATCTACACCTAAAAGCTCTTGTGCTTTATCGTTAAACTCTTTTGTTCGCATATCCCTTAGTATATTTTCCATATACTTAGTTCTTTTTTCATTTGCAGTTTTATCAATTGAATATGCTTTTATATCAAAATCTCTTTCACCTATACCGTTTACAACTATGTCTACAAACTTAGGTATAATAGGAACAGGTTTCCAATCTAAATTAAGATATGATAAATCACCATTAATTGATAATTCATCTTTATACTTCTGTATACTTTGCTCGCCTCTTGCATATAATCTTAATCTATGAAAATTATCTCTATTTGCAAAATAACGTGTACTTCCTGAATCTTTTTTAAACCATTCAGATTCTACGGCCTTTGCAACTTGCAACCCGTATTCTGGACTAGCTTTCTCAATATCGCTTACCGCTTGACTTGGAAAAACACCTGTTGTTTTAATTGTTGACATTTATTGTATTATTTTTGAAAAATTGCCATCATTATTATATTTGGCAAAACTGAAATTAACTTTGTCTGTAAAATCTTTTATTTGTTTTGGTGCGTATCTATGTTTATTACATGCCATTATGGCTAATCCCGAACTTATAGCCGCATCAAATTTTGTTCTTTTATTTATATCAAACTTAGACCAATCATTTAAAGTTTCGTTGAAATACATATTTCCATAGTCCCCATCAATTTTTATTCCTACGTATTCATTTATATAACTTTCAATTGCAGCTGCATGAGCTTGCCTTATATCTTCGCTTGAGTTAGGTATACCACCTATTTCTTTTTCTGTAACAGATAATTTATTAAATGATCTATCTGGTCTATTCATAGAGTAACCTCTATATCCTCTACGTTTTAAATAATATAACAATCTTGGTTTGTTATTTTCTGCTAATATAGGCATGCCGTAGAATACTAATGCCATTAATACATCTTCAAAAAACATTTCAGCAGTTTGTGGTCTAGCTATATATTCTAAAAAAAATTGATTAGCGGGAACTTCATCCATACTAAACTTAGTTAAACCATGTAATGAACCTTTAGATCCTTTGCCATCTGTTGTTCCTGATATATCATAACTATCACAACCAAAAGCACCCATATGCTCATTACCGGGATATTTAATCCCATTTTTTATTATAAAACGGTTTTGATTATTTACACCCGGAACCCAGCTGACTTTAAACCTTCCGTTAGGGTTTGGCGTAAACTGGACTTTCGTGTCTTTAATACCGTTTTGCCATGAAAAAGTACCTGTTGTAAGCACCGCGTCATATTTTGCTTCTTCATTAAAATCAATTTGTTCGTAAATTTTTGCTAAATTAAATATACTATTTCTAGTTTCATCTCTAAAAGCATGTTCCTCAGTTCTTGGGAATTGCCTATAAAATTCATTTAAACCGTCTTGGTCACCTTTTAATCCCTCAACTTCATTCTCCCAGTGCTCGATAACCCCAACGTCAATAATTGATCCGTAGTTATCTTCAATTGGTTTTTCAGGCGTTTCGAATACAGGTAATCCAAAAGAATCAATGAATCCCTCGAAGTTCCATTCCATAGGTATGAACAAACTATATAATCCCGAGCGAGTCTGTCCATTGCGGTTTCTTTTTGTAACGTCTGAATCATTATATAGTTTTTTAAAGTTTTCACCTCCTTTGTCTAAAGCGTTTGATGTTGAACCCATCATACACTTGCCAATAATTCTAGAACCTAAACGCAGTGTTGTTTTTGTAACTCGCCAGTTATTTAAAATATTATCTGGCCTTTCCCATTTACCACTTTCATCATGAACCAATAGTTTTAATTTTTCACCATCATAACTGTTGTCACCTGTGTTTTTCCAGTCAATAGTTGTATCTAATCCTGTTAGCTCTTCAATTTTTTCGTTAGAAGTTATTTTTCTTCTTGTAAGTTTACTTGCCGGTACTCTATATGCTAACTCTGTTTTAGGTCGATCCATACCGTCTTGAATCGGTTTAAAAAAGAACGGGTAATTAACGGATATTGGTACGACTTTATCTGTAAACATTTTCTTAGCATCAGCACCTGTTTTTGAAAGTATACCAAATCTAGCATCACTAGATATAGTAGCCATATTAACAGTTTCACCTGAAGCCATAAAAGAAAATCCAGAACGTCTATTTTTTAAATAACATAAACCGTATGATCTTTCATCAGCTTTGCATGCTTCCCAAAATATAAAGAATAATCTGTTTGCTTCTCTGAACTCTGGTCTACCAACGTCAATCTTAGTCCACTGCAAATACATATAATGAGTACCAGTAATATAAGTATCAACACCTTTGTTGCGAAACCAATAGCCTTCTTCGCGTTTGGCAAATTCTCTATCAATGTAAACATGCCATTTATTCTTAAACTCCTGCGGCAAATCTCTCCACTCAAATATACTTTTAATTTTACTAAGCTCTTTTGGGTATTCTTGTGCTTGCCATTTATCATTACCTTTAAAAATATCTACCGCTTTTGGCAATGCTATTTTTAAATTTTGTATGCTATACACTTCGCCGATTTGCCCTGTTTTACTTATAACTACGACATCATGATCTTTATTATAACCATACTTCCAAGCTTTCTTTTTATTAAGCCTTTTTATCGTATTTATTTTTATAGGTGCTATAACCTCATATAACTTTTGTTCGTACATTATTTAGATCTTCGTTCAGCAAAACCTTTAAAGGATTCTTTTTTTTCTTCAACTACTCTGCCTTCTAATAGATTATTTTCTTCGTTAATTCTATTTAAGATCTCAAATGCATCGAATATTGCGAGCTTTTTAGTGGCTGCAGCGTTCTTGAGTCTATCGGCTGAAACATCATCATCAGTTTCAACAATCGGTTCTTTTGCAACTTTGATAAGTTCTTTAACTGCTTCATGTCCAGCTTGGATTATACTCTTTTTCGTTTCCTTGACGTTCATACTTAACGGTTATAAATTTAGTTAATACTCTATACAATCTTTCACCATCAACAATAAATTCATATTTACCGCCTGGTGCAAAGCCAACTAAATCACCAACATTAATATTTTCAAGGTGTTTGTTTGAATATTTAACAATACCACGGAATGGTATTTCTTTTTCAATAATATTATTTGATTCAATTGGTTTAAGAAAGCAATAGTCTTTAGGTGCATACCATTTATTGTTTCTTTTATATAAAAACAATTGGTCTTGATTTATAAAATATTTATCTTCTTGCCAATAACTCCTGCTATTTTTTTCTATACCTTTAGCATCATGGAATCTTCTAAAAACATTATGATGTACAATAACTTCGTCACCAACTTTTATTTCAGTAGATTGTAATTTAGGTACAGCTAAAACTATTCCTACACGACTAACATATCGATGATCAGATATTTCTGAGTTTAATATCAGCTCTTTATCACCGATTTGTTTTATATTGTCGTATCTTTCATTTTTAGGCTTAACTATAAAACTAAATAAACTTTGCATTAATATTCTAAGTTATATTCAACAGCTATTGCCATATTTTTATTAAAATCTTTCCAAGGTAATACTTCTTTACCTTTTTTAATAAAGACTGAAAATTTATCATTTTCTTCAACTATGTTGCATATAGTGTGCCCACCATATACTTCTTGCCCTACAGAATAATGCATGGCATCATTTTTATAGTCTCGTCCAATACTAATTTTTCTTACTAAGGACATTTTTTTATTTTTCTAAATTATATTCAATTTTACCAGTTTTTATATTAACATTTACTTCTCCATATTTTTCTTTCAATTCTTTTTGAAATCCAGCCAAATCTTGTTGAACTAATGTTACACTGTGTAATAACTGATGTTTTTGTGTTTCAATATTACCTACTTGGATTGTAGCATTATTAATTTTTTGTACAAATCCTTGTAATATTTCTAATTCTTCTTTTGTTACTTCTTTAGCAACTGGTGCTTTTTTACTATAAGTTTTTCCCATAATTATTTAATTTAATTTTATTTATCTGCGAGAAACCAGTTTTTGTAAGTTTCTCTTTTGTTAACGATGTAATCCATATATTTATCAACTTTCTCTTTCCAGTTTTTATCAACTTCAGGATTTATAATACCTGACTTATAACTTGAAAAAGTTTTATTAATATACTCTTTCGCATCTTTTTGATGTGTTAATAAATGATTATTAATACAATAGAATGAACCTCTTTGTATATCGTTCCATACATCTATAGGTTCTGTTTTCTTTCCTGTTACTATTCCGTATATACAGCTTTCACTTATATGTGTTGTATATACACCTTTAGCTTTTTGTAAATAATGATACATGTCTATATGTCTTGGTAAGATATTTTCCTCACCAAAAAAATCTTTCAACTCACCAATAATTTGATGTGTTGTAATTGGATGAGGTTTAAAATAAACATTATCACCATGCAATCTTTTTATATATTTTAATCTATTTAAACATACGTTTTCACGCACTTTATTAGACCCAGGCAATACTACTAAATAGTCTTTAGGCGGATATTTGTCATATGTTTCCGCTCTATCTTCATACTTATTAGCTTTTTTATCTACAATTCTATTTATAAGCCAAGAAGAATAATCAACAATTTCTGTTTTATCGAAGTAAGCATCGATCATTTGTTCGTTTCTTAACTTAAGGTTTAGTGGTTGTAAATAAAAACAACCTGCATATTCTGTATATGCTATTGTTTTAAAATACGGCATTTCTTCAGCCATTACATCATAGCTGTGTTCTAAACCATATTCGCCACATTTTCTAATTACATAACCTTCGACTGCTTCAAGATCATATAATGATTTAGATTTTTGCAACGGACCTATTCTTTTATCTAGTTCCGTTTTGTTGAACATTTCCATAAAATTTGATTTAATTTAACATATTATATTAATTACATACTTTTATTCAATACTAACTTCTTGGGTGATGCACCGTTGAACCTGGTTGATGCGCAACTGTTGATGGGCTATACCAAGTTGTTTGTGTTTGTACCGTTGTATTAAATGACGTAGTATAAACTGTTGTTGTACTAAACGTCGTTGTTGTACTTGTTGACGTGTTAAATGCTGTCGTTGTACTTGTTGATGTATTGTATGTTGTTGTCGTTGATTTAGACGTGCTAAATGTTGTCGTTGTACTCTTACTAGTGTTATAAGCAGTAGTTGTATTTTTAGACGTACTAACAGTTGTATTAAACGTTGTTATTGTAGCAGTTGACGTGTTAAAAGTTGTTGTTGTTGATTTGCTTGTTGAAAACGTTGTTGTTGTTGATCTAGTTGTTGACACAGTAGTATTAAACGTAGTAGTAGTAGTGGTTGACGTATTAAACGTAGTTGTTGTTGATCTAGACGTTGAAAAAGTCGTAGATGTACTAATACTCGTTGGCACTGTTGTTCCAAATGTCGTAGTCGTTGATCTGCTAGTATTAAACGTAGTTGTTGTTGACCTTGTGGTCGCAAACGTAGTAGTGGTACTTTTGCTTGTTACTGTACTAGTATTAAAGGTTGTTGTCGTAGTATATACAGTCTCAGTAGTTCTTGATTCTGCTGTAGACTTAGAAGTTGCAAAAGTTGTAGTCGTAGACTTAGTTGTTAACCTACTTGTACTAAAAGTTGTAGTTGTGGACGTACTCGTATTAAATACTGTAGTTGTTGCATATGTTGTATTAAACGTTGTTGTTGTACTTTTTGATGTTACAGTACTTGTATTAAACGTTGTTGATGTTGTATATACGGTTGTTGTAGATCTTGACTTAGTAGTATTTCTACTAGTATTAAATGTTGTAGTGGTTGAAAATACAGTTACTGTACTAGTATTAAAAGTTGTTACCGTAGTTGTACTAGTATTAAATGTAGTACTTGTTGTATATACTGTAGTCGTGCTTCTTGACTTAGTTGTATTTCTAGACGTAGCAAAAGTAGTCGTTGTACTTTTACTTGTAATTTTACTTGTATTGAACGTAGTAGTTCTGCTAGTTGCAAATGTTGTGGTATAAACAGTCGTAGTAG